CAAAGAGGAGTTGTTGCAGAGATATTGATACATTCGGTACGTGTAGAATTGGGCGTTTTGACGCGCTCTTTCCACTTCCCTATGTAAGTCATCCGGTGAGATGGTTTGAGTGGACTCAGACACCCTTAAAACGAGCGAGCCGTTGTCCATCTTCACGTAAAGAGACGGGATAAGTTCAACCATCGTCCACCAAAGCGTTGCTTTGCGAACGTAATCATTCATTAAAGTAGCGTAATCGCCCGTCAACCCACTGCCCGAGATATCGGTCTTTAGCTTCTCGAGCAGGTCAGTACCCAAATAGAGTTGGATGTACTTGTCTTGAGAGAGGATAATCGAAGGAACGAGATAAGCGTCTTCGATGCTTCCGTTGATATTGGTGATCCGCTTGATGTAATCCGGATTCACAAAGAGGACTTCTGCTTGTAGTGACATTTATCGGGGATTTATGAAGCCTTCGTTTGGCATATCGATGGGACGTTGTGCGACTCGCTTATCGTTCTCGGGTAATCGCTTCGCATCGACTCCCGCTTCTCGGATGAGTTTCTTCGCTTGGTTGACCGAGATCTTCTTGTTGTTCTTTTTCAGGTACGTTCGTCTTTTCCAAAAATGGTGGCATCGTGCGCCGCCTTTAAAGAGAAAGAGGTCGTAAGTATTTGCACCATTTGCACCGAGTCCGGGATTCACGGCTCTTTGGCTTGCCGCTTCGATGTCTTCCTTTCGGTAAACCCGACCCGATGAGACCATCTTTTTGCAGAAATCGCGACTATCATCAGAGACAGAATCGGGTGCGTACGTATAACGAACTTTGATAATCTCAGTATCTTGTTCGCTCTTTCCTCCTGTTGGTCTGCTTGCTTCTGGAACGATTGCTCGAGCAAATGCCCACATCGCATCCCGTGCTTTCTCAAGGTCGTAATCGACAGGGGACTCGTCTATCAATTCCCATTCATCCGACATCTCTTCTCCTTTGTCCGTGAGATAGTCGACGCAACCATCGAGGTTGACTTCTTGCGGCTCTTCTGATAGCTGAACAAGTTGGGAGTCTAAACCAGCGGCATTAAGAAGCGTTTTAACGGCTTCTGTGACCACTTGTCGAGCCGGTGCGATGACATTCTTCTCGAAGAGTTCCGAAGCCTCTGCAAGCTCTCCACCGCCTCCGAGTTTACCCGGTACGGCAACCCCGAACATTTGCGGAGAGGTCACACGGTGTCCGACCATAATCTTCGAAGTAACCTCCTCCGAAAGAAACTGATATTGATTGTGAGCGTCCGACAATTGGAACGGCTCAAAGTCCGGCTTTCTATCGGGATCGTCTGAATACGTGACAATGAACTTCCCTGCGTTGCTCGCTCCGCTGAGTTGCCTCTCGATATCCATCCGGATTCGGTTCCGCTCCTCTTGCGGTGGGATGCCGTTCTTGAAGTGGATTGAGAACGAAGGACTCATACCGTTCTTCATGTTGTTGATATGGTACACCCCGATTTCTTTATCGAGTTCGATATAATTAATCGAGCCGACATAGTCCGGTTTCGGATAGTAGAACGAGCCAGGAGAGAAGGGCTTAACGTAAAGTATCTGTGTCGGGTGTTCGATGTTCCGCTCAGGGTTAAACGTGCATATCTCCGACGGCTCTTCACGCTTATCGTTCCAATCCTTCGAGTAATAATAGTATTCGACCTTCTCGTCTTCATTGACGAAGCCCGAGCGGATATTCTCAAAAGGTAGGTGAGAGACGTTGGCGATAGTCGTTCGGTCGATGCTCCAATTCACCTCGAGAGCGAAGCCGCCTTGAATCTTAAAGTCGAGACACGCCTTGCGGAGTTCGTCGTTTAGATTCCATTGGTCAAAAGCGAGCCTTCCATCGAGGGTTGTAGCATCGAACCCTTCACCGAAGATCATCATCGCAATAGTTGTCGACAATGCGTTGTGAGTAGCGGAGGAATGATAGAGGTCGACGAGGTATTGCGGGAAGAGGTTGTCATCTCCGTAATTAACGAAGCCCATCTTGTTAGCTGTCTCCCGATAGGATCGCTCTTCGTATTGGTTGAGTTGGATTAATTCCATTACTGGTAATATATGTAATTATCGGGGATGTTGATATCCGGGATTTCGTAACCTGTCGCACCCGCTACGTTCAAAGTACCTTGCTCGAGGAGTCCAACAACCGAAGCATCGGACGCGTTGAGGTTCGTTGAGCTGTTCTGTCCGTAAGCCTTGTACGTGTAAAGCCCCGTTTCAGTTAAGAGGACACGGCTTGATGATCCGAGCGGTTGATTCGTGTAGACGCTGATTTTTGTATATCGAGCGTTATCGACTTCGACATCTCCCACAAATGCATGTTGTTCGGTGCTTGCCATGTTCTCCAAAATTATAAGATAATTGGTGAACGCGTCAAAGTCTTTTTTCATCTCTGCGAGCGTCAAATAGATGAACTGCTCGTCTGCGCTGTTTGGGTTGAGGTGTATCATGTTGAATCAAAAAAGGGAAGGCTATTGCCCTCCCCCTTCCTTTATATTCTAACCAAAGAAAATGAATTACGAACCAGCCGTCAAAGTCAAGTTGGTGTCGGTTGGGTCTGCAAACGCTGCCGGGGAAGCCTCTTCCGCTGTCAATTGGATTTGATAGCCGTTGAAGTCACCCTTTGCCGTTCCGGTTCCTACCGTTCCGCCTGTTGCCTCAACTCCTGTTGTGACTCCCATAGCGAGGTAATTATCGTTGACATCTTGAACGAGAACCGTTAAGCGGTTACGAAGCAAATCCGAGACCTCTTGATTGTCTCCTTCCGTTAGGTTTGGAAGTGAGAACTCGAGAACCTGAGAGTAGAAAACCGTACCATTCTCAACAGAGGCGTTCACGCTTTGCTGAAGTGATCCGTTGTTCTTGGTAATCTCAAAACCGTAGAGCGTAATTCCTGCACCGTTCGCGGCAACCGCGCCTCCAGTCTTAACCCAGTCATCCGACGCGAATTGCTTAATCCAGACGCGCTTGATTCCCCCGATTTTATCCTTGCAGGGAAACGCCCTGCCGTTGATTGTTAATGTACAAGCCATATTTTAGGGAATTAAGGGGAGGGATTTTACGCCCCTCCCCGAATGAATTAGGTTGCTGTCTCGGTTCTCCAGATAGCCAACCCGTCAAGGTCAACCACTTGCGTTCCGCCTGAGAATTGCATAATTACTCGAGTAACATCGTCACCGGTTACACCTGTCAAATCCAAAACAGAAGCTTGGATGTGGTCAGTCAATAGGTTGGTTCCGAAGTACAGGTTGTCCACCTTCGAGATGAGCAAAACGTTGTCAGGGAATCCACCCGGAGTCACGATATCATAACCAGCGTAACGAGCAACGAGACCATCGTTCAAGAACGGGAGGTTGTAAGTCACTGCGAGAGCTTGATAATACAACTGCGCAGATGCGCGGCTCATGAAGATTTTCGTGTTCGGGTCTCCTGCGATTGTCGCGGGTGCGCCTTCTGCGCCTCCGGTGATGATAGCGAGAGCGTCAAGAATTGACTCCTTACCGGTAGCGTCAGCGGCTGCGAGTACAGAAGTTGAAACAGTCTCTCGGTCGGGTTCGCCTTCTTGAATGTTTCGGATGATACCTTTGAAGCTTGCGTATGGTGCGGCTTCGTCAAGAATTTGCTTGTGTTCACCAGCCCAGATATTGTGCTCTACATTTTCAGCAACTTTCGCAGCTACGTATTGAGCAACGTAAGAAGAGAAGTCCGCGGGAGCAGCGGAAGAAGCTCCTCGCATTTGCATTGATTCCCATGTCGCGCGAAGGTCAGGGTTACAAACCTGCTCGTTTACTTTGAGGTCTTTCGCTGTTAGAACAGCCTCACCCAAAGTTAACTCTCCCGAGGTGGGAGTTGTGAACCCGCACGAAGCGTCTTGGATTGCAGCTCCTGAGAACTTTCGGAGAACCGCTTTTGAATGAACGTTTTCGATCACTGAGCAGTAACCGTTTGCGATTGTGTCGGCTGACAAGATCGCAGCGGCAACGTAAGGTCGAGCCGCTTCACCTGCGAAAGTGCCTGCTCCAACGGCGGCTTCTTCTCCAAACTTGTATAGTTTAGACATTATTTAGAAAATTGGTTGTGGATCGCGGCAACGCGCTC